TCTAATTACTTCTTTAGAATTAGTTTGAGTTTTAATTACTATACCTTTAGCAAAATTTCCTAAACCTCTTTTAATTTTATTAACTGCACTTGGTGGGATTTCAGCGTTTTTAACATCTTTAGAAATTGCTTTTCTGATGACAAATCCTGTTGCAACTCTTTTCAGGATTAAAGGTACAGCCATTATCTAACTAATCTATTTGCCCCATGTAAAGGCTCTCTTTCATTAACAGAGATTGTTTGATCTGCGTCAACATCATACTCAACACCATCTTCTAGTATTAATCTAAATTCTTTATTAAATTCTGACATATAATGTTCTGCCATTCTTTCAAATCTATCTTTTTCTGTTTCAGGCCTGAACTTACTTAAAGCGTGGCAAAAGAATCTACCAAGAAATAAATAAACACCAGCCCTTTCAAACTGATCTAGGTTAACTTTTGTATTAACCATTTCTGCTGTGTTTAAAACTGTAATGTCTGTGAAAATATTTGTTTTGTATATTGGCCACCACTCTATTCTTAATTGTCTAAATAAATCATTAGTAGTTTGTGCAAAGAAATTTGTAGCTTCAGTAGAATTAGAAGCTATTCCAAAATCAAAAATGTCTGGTTGATACTTTGTTACATCTCCAGCAACGATAACATTTGCACCTGTATAATTAGCCATTTGTTACTTCCAGATTAAATAAATTATCAATAAAGCTAATGGAATAGAATACATTGGATTATTTTTAGATTTAATCCAAACCCATTTTGACCATTTCTTTAATTTTAGTTTAATTATTTTGTTCATCTTTTTTCTTTCTTGCTTTTCTTTTCTTTGGTTTTAAAGGAACTACGTTTTCCTCTTTAACTTCTTTTACAACATCTTGTGCTAGTTTGAAACCTCTAAAATCATACATAGCTTTATTAGTTTCATAATCTAATTCGCTTCTAGTGATTGTTTTGTTACCCCTAGTAAGAGTAACCATTGTTTGATTTGATAACACTAATTTAACCATTTATATTCTCCTATATTGATTGCGAGGGCAGTTTCCCACCCTCACAAAGTATCCAATTATTATTGGATAGATGAATCTGAATGTAACTCAACACCATATGAATCGTGGATTTCTCCAACACCATATACTGAAGTTGCTACAATCTCGTCTGCTCTTAAAGAGGCATCTCTTTGAGTTTCGATTTTCACATCTTGCATCATAGCGATTGCTAGTGCGTCTTTATGGAACACACCACCTTTGTAATCACCAGCAGTACCTGTGTTTGCTATATTTGAAGTTTCAAATACAGGCATACCAGCTAATCTACCAACAAATCCTGATCTTAATGCTTCGTTTGCTAAGTCATTTGCATTTGCGTTTGCAAAAGTATTAGTCAAACCAGCTTTTAAGTCATAAGCGATTTTAGGGTGTAGAACAACTGCACAGTCATCAATGTTAAGAGCATTTTCTCTTAAAGTTGAAAGTGCTTGGAAGATTATTGCAGATGAAACAACTGCTGAGCCATCTCCTATTACAGTTGAGAAGCCATCAAACAATGCAGTTAAATCTGCGTCTTGTTTTCTTGCTAATGCTTCTCCAAACAATTTACCAATATCTCCAGCTACATTTCTTGGTGCTGAATTTCTTGCTAAATCTGTAAGAGTTGTCATAACACCAACCTCTGATGCAGTAATAGTTACTGAACTAGGGTTGATTGCTGTGTTAGATAAATCAGTTGCTTCTGCTACTGCTGATGCTGATACATTTGCATAAACAGGAACTTCAACTGCTTTTCCACCACCAGAGATAGCATAGTTTTTAACTAGGTTTCTCATAATGGATTTTTCTGAAGCAACAAATTGTGCTTCTGCAACGATCTCAGTGTATAGTTCCGAGAGTGTGCTACTTGTACTTTCGTTTGCCATGTTATTATCCTATTAATTATTTATTGTTTAAATTAATCTCAACAGCACCTGAATCTCGTTTCTTCCTATATTCTGCATAGGCTTTACGATCTTCTGGCTTTGTTAAGTCCAAATCCTGTAGATTAAAAGGTTTAACAGTATTACCACCGATACTACTCTGGCTTCCTGAACCAGACAAAGACCCTTGACGGAAATGTGGGTTAGCATCTAAAAACTCTTTAACTCTATCTTCTATCGTTAATAGTTCTCCTTGTGCGTTATATCGTACATTAGAATTATTATCAACTATTTCTATTCTACCATCATCATTGTATTTAATTTCATTTTTAAGCAAAGATACAACTTGTTGTGCATTAATAGATTTTTCTTTGTTAGCGATAGAAAGAATTGAATTATCAACCTTTTCTTTTTTAATTTGCTCTTTGTATCTGTTAAGTTCTTGTTCTTTTTCAGATAATCTTTCTTGCATGATTTTTTCGATTTCTGCTTTTGATTTAGCTTCTTTGATTTGTTGCTCTTTCAAAAGTTCTTCTTTTTTCTTTGCTTCTTCATCTAGCATTTTTTGGGCTTTGGTTTTTTCAGCCTCTAATCTAGTCTTAATTATATTATCTAATTGATCTTGTGTGAACGTCTGTTCTTTTGGTGTTTCTGTTTTTACTTCTTCTTTTGTTTCTACTTGTTCATTTTTCGGTTGAACAACCTCTGTTTCTTGCGACATAAGTCTCCTATTTATATTATTAGTTCTCCAGCTTCGTCATACCAATCAGGATTGACATAACTCCATTGGTGTCTGCAGTTATAACCCCCACGAACTATTAAAGGGTTTCCACTTTTTTTGCCTTTCCAACTTGTACTAGACCAAAGTTTATTTACTTCGTCAATAGTAAAAAGACCACCTTTTCGTTTATCATATACTCCACTTACTACGTTTCTGCAAATTCTTCTTGTTGTTGGTATAATATCCCCATAATACTTAACATAAGTTAAACCAGCGTCTTGTGATTTATTGAAGTTTAATGTTGCGTCAAAATCTCTTAAAGAATCATTTAGTATTTGTCCAGCATATCTTTTCATGTTTTCTCCAGCACGATCTCTAGCAAATTTAGATTGTAGAGTTTGAACAGATTTATCTACTTGTGCTTTTTTTGATTTATTAAATTTGTTTCTGTTAATATAAGCTATTAATTTTTGTGCCTCTACGTCATCTGCACTAGCGTAAATACCATTGATAGTTTGTCTTAATTCTTTTTCTAAAACTGAAAATTCTGCCCCTACTAATGTATTTTGATAAACCTTTTCTGCTAATCTTCTTGTAAATGTATTTGCTACATCTTTAAATTGCGTAAAATATTGTTGTTTTAAGTTTTGTATTAATGCTAAATCTCCTTTTGTGATTTCTTGAAAAGCTAAAGGAATATTACCAATTCTTTTAAATGCTTTTTCAATCCTTTTAGCTTGTTTATTAAAACCCTCTCTAACAACTGTGTCTGACCATGCTAAATATTCTCTATCTAGGATAGCTTTGATTTGAGGCCTGATAGCAATAGCTGATTGTAGTTCTACTAACTTTCCATCAGTTAAAGGTAATCTACTAGCAAGTGAAATAACTTCTCTTTCTATTTTGTCTAATGATTTAATTAAAGTTTTATAATATTCTGCTTCAGCAAGTTCTATTTGCTTTATTCTGTAGAGTGTAGCGTCTTTGACTATATCGGACATTCATTAAATTTCTTCTTGTTCTACTTCTTCGTCTTGTTGTTGTACTTCGTCTTGCGTAAATTCTCCTACTTCAGACTTAACATCAATTTCATCAAATATTGTGTTTAATTTTTCATCATCATCTACTACTGCTCTTGCAATCTCTTTATCAATTTCTTTGTTTAGAGTTGGAGATTGAACGCCTACTGCTTTTGCTTGTTGATAGAACATAAGATCAGTTGCATAATCTCTAATGTTAAATGAATCAGGATAATTAATTTCTCCATCAAATTCTACATTTTGAAACATAGCATAAAGTTTAAATAATTGTTCTTCAGCTAATTGTAAGTTGTCAGCTTTTTCTGATAGTCTTGCATTAAGTAATTCAAATTCTGTTTGTAACGCAACTCCTGAAGCTATATTTGTTTTAGTAGTTCTTACTGCCCCTGTGTGTGCTATTCTATTTATAGATTCTACTTTGTTATTAATTGAATCCATAATTGAAGTTAAGCTAGACCCAGATGGTTGTAGTAAATAAGGTTTTAAATTAGGTTCCATTTCGTCAGGCATTTCTATAACTGCACCAGCACCAGCACTAGCATTTACGCTTGGAGTTTTAACTAATGATGGGTGGTTAGTTAATCTTATTAATTGTTCCATTTCTGAATATTCATTGTAGATAGCTTTTTGTAGATCAGCTATATCAGTTAAATCTGATTGACCAATTCCTCTTTTGTGAGATTTAGAATTGTACAAAATAACTGCTGGTATTTTGCCAATCATATTAGGTACAGTATCTATTAATCGAGGCTCTTCTCTATCAGGCATATAGACAGTATCAATTCTATCAGGATACCACATTCTTAAATATTGCCCATTTTCTCTATCAACTTCTTCTCTTATTTTAAGATAATTTAGTTCATACTTACCATTTGGTTGTCTTTCAAAATTCCAATCTAAAACATTTTCAGGCGTAATAATTGAAACATAAGGTCTAATGTCTTGTTCTAGTTCTTCTGCTTTTGTTTCTGTTTGAATGTTTGGTTTATCTAAAATCATAAAACAATGACCATAGATTGACGCATAATTTTGTGCGTGTTTAATTACAGAATTAAGATTGTTTCCATCTAGGTCTGCGTCTTTCAAAAATGATTCTAAACTAGTTTCATCTTCCATACTGCCAAAATCTCTGCTTGGTCTAACTCTAAATAAGAACGATGAATAAATTTGAATAATATTTCTACAATGGTTATCGCATGGTGTGTTTGCTAGTCTTTGATTGAACTCATTATCTAATTCAAGATTGTATCTTGATAAATACTGACCAACCATATAATCGTAACCCCCATTATATGATCTAATGTAATATTCCCAATTATTTATTGTTTCTGAATAATCTTTGTGAGTTTCTATTGCTTGATCTCTAGTGTATGCCATACTATTTCATTATCCATCTTGTTGGTCGAGAAAACTGTGCCTGTGTAGTAAGTGGTTTTAAAAAATCTACCATATAACCTATTGCGTCATTCATGTGATCAAAGCCATCTTCCTTATCAGGAATATTAGTATTCTCCTTGTATATTTGTCTTTGTAATCCTTTTACAATAGTTTTGCAAGTTTTGGAAACAAAAATATGCCTATTACCGTTAGAATCTTTCAGTTTGCTATTTACAGCGTTTATCCTATCTCTGATTGCTGGGTGTTTTAATTTACATTTAACTTTGAAACCAGCGTTTTGTAAGATACTTAAATCTGTCTTACCACCAGCAGAAGTTTTTCGTTGTCTTGAAGCTGGGTCAGGATAGATGAATATAGGTATTTTAGTTCCATATCTGTTTCTTATTTCTTCTACCATTTCATCTGTATTTGAAGAATATATTATTATTTCATCAAGAAAAAATATTTTATCTTTTTCTATTTGGCCTACACAAGCACTCATTGGATCGACATTAAAGTCCATGCCAATATGTAATGGCTTTGTCCAATCTATTTGTTTATCTACTACGCTTTCTACAGGGTGGAAATTATAATAAACACTACCAGCATAATTCTCAAATGTACCCTCAAATTCTTGTCTGAAAGTTCTTATGTCAATATCTTGTTTTGCTTGTTCTATTTCATCTTCAGAAACCATACCACCTTGTAAAGTTGTGAATTGAAAACTATCCCATTCTTTGTCTTGATCTTGGCCTTTAAGATACATACGGTAAGACCAATTACCATAACCTTTTGGAGAACCACACATTAGTACATCTCCCTCTGTGTCAGATACAGACGCCCTCAAAACTTCAGTCCATGCTTTTTCGTCAATATCAGCAAACTCATCAAGTATTAAAAAGTCTAATCCAACACCCCTTAAACTATCGTAAGCATCACAACCTTTTAATGATATTTTACTGCCTGTCTTTTTAATCGTAATTGTCATAGTTGATTCATTAATATCTTCTATCCAATTAAATTCTGAAAGCATTTCTTTAAGTTTAGACCATACAATTTCTTTGGCCATTTTAAATGTAGGTGCAACATACCATATTTTTTTATTAACCCCTGTTGCGTATTTCATCATTTCAGTAATACATAAATAAGTTTTACCAAATCTACGACCACTTACTAGAACTCTAAATCTTGCTTTACTAGATGATACTTTAAGTTGTGGTTTTGTCAGAGTTATTTTCATTACAGAAATAAGAAATATACATTTTATCCTTATTAAATTTTTCCTGAAATTCGTTAGTTACTTTTATTGTTATCATAGCACCAGCTTTAGTACAGTCTGTCCAAGTATCAAACTTAACAGGGTGTATTGCTGGTGTATTACAAAATCCTGATATTGCAGAGCAGATAGTATAAGCTAAAACAAATTTCATTAGCTTAATGGGTTTTTAGATGCTTCTTTTAATTCTTGTATTTCTAGCTTTAAAACTTCTATTTCTTTTTGTAATATTTTAATAGCAGAATTATCATGTGAGTGATCGTTGTTATGACCATGAGTTTCTATTTCTTTTTTAATTAAAGCTATTTCTTTATTAATATCTAATATTGCAAATCCATTAGTTTCAATGCCTGTTGTATCTGGTGCAGTTGCGTTCTTTAATTGTTCTATACTAGATTCCATATTAGCAAACTTTGTAAATCCAGCACCTATAGAAGCAATCAATCCTAATACGACTACTATGTTTGTAAGATTGTCTTGTATTTTTTTAATCATTGTTTTAACTCCTGTAACTCTAAAAGCAATAATCTTTTTTTTGACTTAATTGCATTTAGTTTTTTTATCTTAATTTCCATTATATCATTAGCAGTATATTTTGCTAAATCAACATTAGCATATATAGACCTATTATCAAATATCTCGATCTGATTCAAATAAATATCTTTAGGCTTATAAAAATCTACATTATTGTAAGCTATAAGTGAAACTTGATCGTTTTTCATAGCATCTAATTTTATAATGTTTTTAATCTGTAAGTTTTTAGCACTATCTTTAATCTGTGCATCTACTTTAGCCATGATCTTATCTATCTTTGGCTTTTTAGTTTTCTTACTTGCTACTTTTGTTTTGACTTCTTCTTTAGGTGCTTCTTCTGTAGTTTCTTTTGGTGCTTCTTCAACAACTTCTTCTTCTTTAGTTTCTTCTGCGATCTGCTCTGGTGCTTCCTCTATTATTTCTTCTGGCATTTCCTCTTTAGCCTCTTTAATTATTTCTTCAGTAAGCATTTCTTCCTCTGGCTTTTCTTCTATAATTTCTTCTACACCACTTGTCATTTCTTCAATAACTTCAGGCTTTTCTTCAGGCATAGTTATTATTTCAATAAATTCTTCAATCTCTATTTCTTCTTCCATTGGTGGTGCTTGTACGATTTTAAATTCTTCTTCAAACTTAAATTCTTGTTTTATTTCTACCTTTTTAAATATCTCCTCTTGTAGTTCCTCAAATACATTTTCTATTTCTGCAATAAGTTCATTAGATATAACTTCGTTATCATAAGTCATAGTAACAACAATATTATCTACATTTGCACCACCTAGATTCGAGGGTGCGTTAGCATCAGTTCCAGCAATATTTAGATTACCTAGATTAGAGTCTTGGCCATTGTATGTAAGTGAATCTGTAAAGTTAGCACCATTAATATTAGTTACATCAGTTCTAATCTTTGTACTTGTGGCTAATACATTACCATCTGAATTTTTTATTTTAAGTGTAATTGTAAATGTGTCAGCATTACCACTACCACCCCAACAACCAGCTACACCACATTCTCCATTCTGTACTTCAACTGTACTATTTAATGTAATACCATTATCTAACATAGCTTGTGTTATGGTATCTGTAGTTAAATTAAACTGTTGTTCTATTGAGCCACTATCTCCAAATTCTAAATCGTAATTGCTAGGAACATTATTAAGAGTACAACAATCGTTTAATACTTGAACATCTCCATTAATAGTCCAGCCATTAGCATTACCTGTTTCAAAATTATTATTAG